TTGAAAGTATGACCGATGCTGAACGTAATTGGATTTCAGCTCAAGCGTCGAACATGATCATCAATACGCCGTACCAAGCTAAATCTTTTTGGGATTCACGCGATCTCAGATCGATCAATGAAAGAATTGCACAAAGTGCAAATATAAATAATCAACCAGTTAACGAAAACCAAGGTAAAGAGGGTTACGTCTCGTTAGAACAAATCAATCAAGGACTACGCGGATATTCAAATTCGTACGTAGATGCTCTCAAACGTAGAGCAAACCAATAAAAAACACCTTTAAAAAACAATGGCAACAAAAATTTTCAAGAGACTGAACGATCAGGCAGTCAAAGAAACTTGGACCCCTGTTTTGGAAAGTTACGGTGCAGACGTAAAAGCTCGCCCATGGTTAGTTGACCTAGCTCACTATCATGCAATTTTCGATAACTCAGGATCTCCAATGAACGAATCGGTAGCTCCGGGACTTTTCCTACAGCAACCAGGTTCCATCAGTGCGATGGGCGCAATTACTGCTCCAACGAATTCAATGACTCCGTTCTCCGGTTTTGGCACGGGCACTCTCACAAAGGGTAGCTATGCAAACTCAGGGTCAGGGGACAAATTTCCTAGCCTTCTTCCAGTAGCTATTCAGGTAGCCGCTAAGACGATCGGTTTCGATCTAGTTGGTGTAATCCCAATGGACGCTCCAGTTGGATTTATTCCTTACCTCGATTACGTGTACCAGGGCGGTAACATCGCCACCGGTTACTCACCGTATTCGGTTAAATTGACCAACCTAACCGCTGGCCAGTTAGCAACCCTATTAACTCAGACAACTCCAGGTACGTATGATTCAATTACCCAAGGCGACTTCACATGGCAGTTCTTCGGATACAGCCGTGTTGATGGCAAACCGATGGTAAAGATCATCACCGAGAATGCTGACACCACCACCACATTAGCTTCCGCAATCGCTACCAAGTATGCAAATACTCCAGCCGTCATCGTGGAACTAGTATCCGCTTTGGAAAACCACATTTCTGGTTTTACCTCAATCAGCGATGCTGATTATGCAACCACACCGTTCAACGGTCCTTACCTAGGCGACAATGGAACCCAGGGAGAAGGAATGTTGAGGGAAGTTGCAGAAGTTTCTAAATTCCGTCAAATGGGTCTCAAAATGTTCACCAAGTTCATCGAAGCTAAAGGTGATCAGGTAGCTATCTCAGCAACCGTTGAGCAGATCCAGGATCTAAACCGCGTTTGGAATTTCGACGTCATCTCGATGTTGGAAAACGTTGCAGTAAACGAAGTTGCCCAGTCAATCAACAAGAAACTGGTGGACAGAGTTTTTGCACTCGGCGCAAAACACACAGTTGACATCAACGCAATTGAAGGCGCTGGTATCACAACTTTGGACCTAACAGTAGGTTCCGGATTTGAGAACATCTCAACGTTACAACGTAGGGTTGTTACCAAGATCCTCGAAATGGCAAATCTAATTTACCATAGAGGTCGTTTTGGTGCAGGTACTCACGTTGTTACCAACGGCCGCGTTGCTTCAGCTCTTGCTGACGTAGCTGGTTACACGTTCGCTCCATTCAACAATGATCTTCCTTCGGGAGTTGGTCAGCTTTACCCAGCTGGTAAAGTTCACGGTCTAACCGTATACGTTGATCCTAACTTGAAATTTGGTGATAACCGCATCCACATCGGTCGTAAAGGCGCAGATGAGGAACCTGGAGTAAAATTCCTACCGTACATCATGGCAGAATCTCTGCAGACGATTGCTGAAGGAACCTTCTCACCAAAAATCGGGTTAAAATCTCGTTATGCTATCACGGAAGCAGGTTGGCATCCTGAAACTCAGTACATCACCATGACCGTAACTGGACTTGGAGTACTTACTGGATCAGTTGCTCCTTCGACTGGATACTAAACCGATACCGAATCTTAATTGATATACGAAAAAAGCTCCCATGTGGAGCTTTTTTTCTTTTTAGCAGTAGAGCATTGATAAATAATCTAGCGAGAAATCGTAATAAAAAAAATGCAATTAACATGCCTAAGTCAGTTTTAAGTTATGAGGAATATCTTTTCGAAAAAAAGATGATCAACCAAGATCTTTCAAAAGGTGCTCCAACTAAAGGCAAGCAGGTGACCAAACAGGTAAGTACGGAAGCGTCCGAACTCCCATCGGGAAAGGGCACAACTCCGACCAAATCGACTAAACCCGAAATGGCTGAATTACCTAAGGGAAAAGGTCATGTTCCTACCAAATCGGTAAAAACAGGAGTATCAACGCTTCCAACGAAAAAAGGAACTGTACCAACAAAAGAGGTCGATACTCAAGTTTCAAGATTAGTGATCAAGGGAAAACCTCTGACCAAATCAGTTGATCCCGAAATGGCAAAAATGCCCATCAAATAATGGCAACAAACAAGCTAAACGATACCAGTAAAAGGGTTCATCCAACGTTTGAATCGTTCAATTCGATGCAGGTCGTATCGGAGGAAAACTCGCTGAAGGACTTGGTAGGTAAAGCCGATGATGAGGATCTCGATCTCGATGATGCTAGAACCATAGGTAAGAAAATTTCCAAGATGAAAGGCGATGATCGCAAAAAATACGTTGGGATCGTCAATTTCATGGGAGCATCGTGTCGAATCTATAACGAAATTTGGGCTAATTACAAACCAGTTGACCCAAAGAAGAAAAAATCAAACCGAGGAAAGGAATTTCGCGGTGATAAAGAGGTCGGCGAATAATGATCGGTGATGGCGTAATAGCGGAATCCATAGTAAGTTTCAAGATAACTTGGAAAAATCCAGGAAATGGAGAGCAACCAATATGGAACCAAAATGACCAATTGATAACGTTTCATTCGACCTCAATTTATCCGGATTTACTGTACACAAAAGCTCAAGGTATTGCAACGTACTATCGTTATACTACTATCGACTCAATCGTTCGATTATTAAAGCAAATAAATGCGGTAATAGATTCCAAATTAATCGGTGGTGCCAAAACTAACGAAGCTGCCACAGAAACGGATTCGAGTGAGCCAGCTTCACCCGAAATTAAGGATGAAGTAACTAGTGATTCTCCAAAAGTAAACGAACCTGCTGAACCAGATACGTCCCCAGCATACACGGTAACGGTTTACGGCGATAAGCTCCAATTGATAGACGGTCAAACTACCAACGCTAACATTAGAATACGACATAAGATCTCGGATAACCTATTTAGAAAAATTGAGGATGCAGTCATCGATAATTCTAAAAAAATATGGTTGGAAGTAACCGGCATTGGCGCAAGATCAGTTAGAATTGAATTACTTGATTTTAAAACAGCGGATGGATTGAATTTATTAGTTCAAGTTCTACCGACCGTCGATCTATTGCTTCAAGCCGGAGAAAAAACGATCACCCCAAAATCCGAACGAGATGAAGATTATATGGATAGAATTAAGCATCTTAGGAACCTAAGAATGACTAAGGAAGAGGATCGATTCACCAGATCAAAGCAGGAAATCAACAAATCAATACAAAAGACTAGATCCATAAACAAATAGGATCGGAGCTTAACGGATTTAGCGAGGAGCTCAAATAAATAAATCAAAATAACACAGACGCGATGGCAGGTCTACCTCATTTCAAAAATCATACCGCTGGTCCAGGGAGATACGAACCTCTCTATTTAAACCAGTTCGAAGTAATCATTACTCCTCCACCCGCGGTCGCCAGTAAGATTGGTTTCAATAACAATTTGACGCTCGAACACGTTAAGAAAGTTGGACCATTACCTGAACTTTCAGGAAATGCCGGTGGTCCATTACAGGTACAAAGGTACAAGTTTGCGGAAAGAGCATATTCCGCAGCTAAACCGGCAACCACCCTTGCTAAATTCACTATCGATTTTGAGCTCAACTTGAATGATGACAACGATAATTACATTTACAATGCATTCAGGGCATGGTCGGATTTAATTTACAACCCAATGACTGGAGCTCAGGGATTGAAGCGCGATTATGCTGGATCAACTGCAAACCCAGCAATCATTCAAATCACGCATTTTAACAAAGCTGGTCTGATATTTAGAGAATTCGTATTCTCGCCAGTATTCATCGACCAAGCTAAATTCAATGAGCTTACCCTCGAATACAACGTCGATGGTATTGCAAGTCTAAACGTTCCGTTCATAGCTGATCGTTACGTTGATACTAGGGTCGGTCAATAAAAAATTTAAAATCGTAAATGGACATATTTGATGTAAAACGTAGAGACCACCCATCCTTAGATAATCATATGGATCCAAAGAAGCCAGCATTCGGTGGACCTAAGACTGCTGAGGAATTCGCAAAAAATAAGAGAAAATCCCTAGATAAATATCAAAGAGTGGTAACTCGTAACGCTGATTTTGAAGGCGGTAAGGAGAATCATAATTATGATACCACGTGGAAAGCAATCACCCGTGGTAGAATTTCAAGAGATGCAAAGAAAAA